CTAGAGGCGGGCCCACTACAGGAACCAATACACAAACCCTTAGAGGTGGACCCACCGCTAAACCTGGAGATATAGTAACATCAAAGTCTGGTACTAAAGTTTATGCTGGTGTAGATGGAAATCCATCAGCAACAAAAGTTGGAGATAAAAAAGGCCTGGCTGCAATTAAGAAAGCAGCTGCTAGTGCCCCAGCAGCAGGTGGCGGCACACCTAAAGCTGGAGGTATAAGTAAATTTCCAAGAATGAAAACGCTACTTGGCTTAGGAAAAAAGATTCCAATGGTTGGAACTTTATTTGCAGCTGGTGATCTTATAAGAATATTAAATGAACCTGGAGACATCAAAAGTAAAGTAGATGATATAGCAGGATTGTTAGGTGGACTAGGAGGAGCTACATTAGGAACTATTGCAGGAGCTACAGTAGGCTCTGTTGTTCCAGTTGCTGGTACTGCAATTGGTGGATTAGTAGGTGGTGTCGGTGGTTATTTCATGGGAGACATGGTTGCTCAGGGATTAGCTCAATGGTTGTTAGGTCAAAAAGTTGATGCATTTCCTGGTATGATAAACGACATGATTAACGGTAAAGAACCTGCAGAAACTCCATTACCATCAACTTCTGAAGCACCATATGGTGGTGGAGTGTCACCAACAGCTTCTAAACCAGAGATACCTAGTGTAGCTCCAGGTGGAGCAGTTGCTGGTGCACAGGCTGCCAAGACAGCTACTGTAAACCAAGATGCTGTTAAAAAAGCTGTTATGGATGTAAAGGCTTCTGGGGAATCAAGTCAACCTATTATTGTTCCACCCGCTCCTCCAGCACCTCCTGCAAAAGGTGGAGATAAGACAGACACAATTATTATTGAAATGGGTAAAACAAAAGCTGATATAATGAGAGCAACAGTATTCTAAAGCAATAAGGGGGCCGAAGCCCCCTTATCCGACTATTCGTCGTCTGCTAACTTCTTGAAGAAACTCAACCCGTCATCGTCATCGTCATTGATACTTTCGTCCCAAGGAGCAGATGACTCAGATTTCGAAGGACTCTCCGAAGCTGCAGGAGGAGCGGCTTTGGTTTCAGACAACTCATCAGCAGTAACTGTGTTTGCTGTGCCACCTCCATCTAAGGCCAGTACTCTGTAGAGCTTACTCTTCAACTCATCATATGACTTGAAGTTCTTAGCACTGACCAGGTCCTGAAGAGAATACTGCTTTGCCCAGATCTCTTCAAGCTCTTTATCGTCCTCAGATAAAGGTGAGGACGAATCAAACTCAGACTTATCATAATTACGATAGCCTTCTACATTACGAATCTTCAACCTGAAGTTTGCACCTTCCCAAAAGTCAAAAGGATTGACTGGAGTTTCATCTTCAAACTCAGGTGACATAACATCATTTAGCTTATCGAAGATCCTTTTACCATACTTGTAAAGGAATACATTTCCTTCATTAGCTGGATTAGCTGGATCCTTAACGACTAAAATATTAGAGATAAAGGAAAGACGGCGCTTCGTTTTAGTACGAACAAACGTCTTGTCAGCTTCAGTTCCTGAGTTCCAAAGCATAGAGTTATACTCAGATACAGGACACTTCTCACCAATAGTTGTTAGGGACTTCTCGATAAACCAACCACCAGGGCCTTGGAAGCCATGGTCCCAGATACGGATGAAAGGTACATCCTCACCATTAGGTGCAGGAAGGAATCGAATGATTGCTGTACCGTTGCCAGACTTATCAACTTCTGGTTTCCAGAAGCCATCATCATCTCGTGCTGGGCCTTGATTGAGTTTCGTAAGTTCTTGAGTCAGCTTATCAAGATTCTTAGAACGGTTCTTCTTCATTGCTGCAAATGACATATTTTTCTCCTTATTGCGATATATGCGATGTGTTTGCGTTTTATCCAAAGTGTTCCATAGTATACGACCTATACTTAGAGAGGTCAACACTATTTATAAAGAACTTTTCATATTTTTCAGACTTTTTTCTCAGCACTTCCCACAACAGGTCATCCTTGAGATTTTTAGTCCAATAGTCGAAGAATGGAGTGAGCTTATTCAAGATAATCATAGTCTCAATACCCACATCCTCTCTTACGACCAATCTTAACAGAATTGGATGAGTATTGTCACCAATCTTTATATTGGTATCATAGTCATCATTCATCTGTTTAAGATCCTGTTTGAACAAATAGCTCATGCTCTGTTGGCGCTTCTGCCAGTTAACATAGATTGCATGAGTGTTCATATTATCAACATCCCCAGGCCAAAAGTTACTATCATGTAGTATGTTGGCTAGAACAAAGTCATGAGGATTCTTCAACTTAGATAGTTTATGAAACTGGTACTTATCTCGTCTAGTTTCAAACCTATTGTAGTCTGTATTGTTTAACTTACCTTGGTACTTAAACATATCATAGTCAGAGGTAAAGTGCCTCTTCAATGCCATGTAAGTAGTAAATGCTTCGTAAGCGTTCATAAAGGTAGCCTTGCACTCTTCGTTTTAAGTAGTTTTAAATCTTCAGCTTCTGCTGCTATTTTACCTTTCAATATCTGACTGCTCTTGATAAGTGATGCAGCAGTCTCTATCTCTACATTGTTTTTGTCAACATAATACATCACTGCATCAAGATATTCTATTGACTTTTCTTGTACGATCTTCTCAATTTCCATTGCAAACTGAGAAGGTGTCTTTATCTTTAGCTCTATCATTTGTAAAATATATGATCCTGTACCTGAATTGTTTGTTTAAGATATTTACTCCAATGAGGGTTCACATAATTAGCATGATAATGAGTAGCCCCATTGGTTATGTTAAATGCACTTAGTTCAATATTAGTATCAAGAACATAAATTGTTGCACGTAGTACTTGTTGCCACGTATGGGTCTGTTCCCATTTTGAGACATCATCACTCTTACCATCACAATAATATGAAAACTGACACCTGTTCCTTATAGGAACTTCTTTATTATGTTTAACCTTCCACCACCTAGAAATAGGACCTTGGTGAACAACACCACAAACTGTATTAGGATATTTGTCTGACCTGACTCTATTCATGATAACTTCACCAACTGCAACTTTACCAGCCAGTGGTTGGTTACCAGCTTCAAACAGAATAGCTTCAGCCATACAATATCTCTCTCGAGACTCATGTTCAGAGATCTCTTCTTTCGCCAATACAGGGACAGCACAAAGCATTGCACCTGTAATCAACCCAACAATTTTCATTTTCATTTTTAAACTACACGTTCCCAATCAAAGCATAACAAACGTTTTTTGAACTTACGATCTTTATTATCGTTCCTTTTCTTGACAAAGTCAACACATTTATTTAAATATCCAACGTGTTCTGTTATTTGGTTCAAGTAAGACTTAGTCCTATTTGGTGCTTCGATAAACAATTTGTGTTTCTCCTCTATCTCAGGGTGAAACAGGAAGTGTTCATATTTTTCTTTGTCTATTGCCTCAAAAAACTCTTGATCACCATGTCTCATTCCGGCAAATTCCATGTCATATCCACCTGAAGACCAGAAACAAGGCTTAGTGATTAGCCATATATTAGGGTGTGAAACCCACTTTAATATCTTCTTTGGATCGTATAAATCATAGTCTTCTGGGTTGTCAATGTGGTCAAAATAGACTTCAAATACATAAAATTCTTCTTCTTTCAATGGTGCAGTCAGTATATCTCGTATCAACCCTTCAGTTGGTGATGCATCTATGTCAACTAACCAATTCCAATGCGTATCAGACTTCAGCATTGCTAGGTTTCTACACCCATGATTATTGAAACCAATATCCTGCTTTACTTTGTATGCTCTTAGATCAAATCTTTCTTTAAACAGTTTAACTGCATCATCAAATATACCCTGGTCATTGAATCCATCATTAACAATCTGAACTGTAATCTGGTTTTTCAATACGTCATCTAATTCAGAGAAGAAGTTAAGATGTCTTACCAGCTTATCAACTTGTCCATAATATGTTAATGATATAGTAAGGTCGATCATTTATCTAACCATACACCATTCTTTTCCAAAATCTTTGCTTCTTCTTTCATAGCAATCCACGCTGCTGCATATCTAGTGTTGAGATATTGACCTCGAAACCAAGGACCACCATCTGTATAATGAATGGCAGCTGGATCTGAAAGATGGTAATAATCATCTAAACAGTTCCATTCTAATGGTATCGAACCTATCTCATCATCATTTAACCACGATAAGTGATGGAAATCCAACCCAGGAACATGGTCATTAAGATATTTAGGCGTTAGAATTTTATTAGATGGATGAGCATTATTGAACACTATCAGAGAAGCCCAGTTCTTTCTATATGACTTATGCTGACTCACACCATCCATCTTAACTTGTGTATGTGGTATGTAAGGTGGGTGTTGTACAACAGATACAGCTTTAGACTCATCTACGTGAGCCATAATGGTTCTTGGGTCTTTTAGAAAGAGAAAATCGCAGTCAACAAAAATTGACCATCCAGAGAACTTTTCGAGATACGGAACCCAAAATCTAGTAAAAGTGAAGTCTGTTGATTGAGGCTCTCCATGATCTCTAGCATACTCATCTATGTTCTCCGATTTAAGTGCTATTGGTTGATTGGCAAATTTCCTAATTGAATAATCACATACTTTCCAGGCTTCATGTTCTCTTGCCTCGTAACCTATGTATATTGGGAGTGTTGAGGTATATATCAATTTGTTTCTCCAATTCTCTAATACGTTCAATACCTTTACGTCTCAGATCATGAGGATTGATCTTCAAAAAATCACCCTCTTCATATTTGTTTTTTACCAATGCCCAAGGGAAAGCAGACTTTGTAATCTTCTTTGTTGAGTATAAGAGCATTGGAACTCTAAGGTATCTTGCTACCCATGCTGTACTACCATGGTATCCAACAGCGAGAAATGCCTTCTTGTATTTGTCTACTGATTCTGTTACTGAGTCTGTATAATCACTATGAACTACGTCCATTCCCCACTCAGTTTTAATAAGATTCTCTACCTTTTCCCACTTATCTAATCCAACAGGATCTTTCCATTGCTTACTAGGATCGTAGTCATCAAACTGTTCTCTATGACCAGCTGTTGTATTCATAACAACATAAGGTCTGGCTACATCCATATTTTTGATTCTTGAAAACCAAAGATTATGAAACTCAGATTCATCATCATAATTTGTATGATTATATCCAATGTCTTTACCAAATGTTTGTTTTAAATGAACTTTGTGATATGGAATAGGTTGACAGATAGACCACAGGTACTTTAGACGATTGTCTAGTGTATCTTTGTCTTCTGGTTTATACTTCTCACCTCTCTTATGCAGCCAATGCATATGTAGTGTAACATCATCACAATTCTTTTGAGCTACATTATGTGCATAACAAAGAGGGGAGATTATGTCACCATAACCTATCTTTCCCTTCCAGTCAATTGTTATCATATACTAAAACTTTCTCCACATCCACATGAACTTGCTGCAATTGGATTATTTACTTTCAAGAAAGAGCCACCAAGCTCTTGTACATAATCTATTTCAGATCCCATTATATGCATCTCACTTATTAAATCAACGATTAAAAACATCTCTCGGTGTTGAGTTCCATGCATGGTACTACCAAGTGATATTTTATAATCATCTGGGTCAGGATCCTCTACAAACTCCCATTTGTAATTGAATCCACTACAACCACCACCTTCAACTCCAAACCAAACGAAGTCCTTACCACTATTTATGGCCATCGTTTTCAGATAAGTTTTAGCACTA